CTGGTCAGCTCGAATGTCTTTGTCTTCAGCAACTGCGTACATTCCACCTTTGGCGCGTCCAGCGTGATACTGGTTTCAGCCGTAATGGTTGCGGTTTTTATACCTCTGGCCGTCAGGCTGCTTTCCTGTGCGTTATAGCGAAATTCCGCACCGTCCGGCGCGGTAATGACCATTTCGTTTTCCAGCGATCCCGGTGGCGGGTTGTCGTTGCTGTACAGACTTCCTGCGCTGACTGCGGTTTCCGGATTGCCGCCCGGGCATAGGAGAAACACCTGTTCGTCCGGTGATGGGGGGATCCAGATTTTAAATTTTCCGGCCCGCCCGCTGTTCCATCGGATCCAGTTTGTGGTCAGGCCGCCGGTCTGCACACGCACCTCCCAGGTGTCGGTGTTGATTTCCGTAACCACACCAATCCGCACAATGTTTTCCAGCAGACGCATAAGCTCGATGTTCATTTCGCTGCTTTCCCCAGTCCGGCAATCACGGTTTCTGTGATTTGCTGTTTGTCTTTTTCGTTCAGGCCCAGCAGCTCGCGCACGGGGTATTTCGTGGCGTTCCCGGGTGATACCAGGCCCACCTCACCGAACTGGTGCACTCTGGCAATACGCGCGGCCCGGCCCTGAAAGCCGACACTTACGCCGTTTGTGTCGGGGATGATTCTCAGAAAGCGTGCTGTTCTCAGCTTTTCGAACATAGGTGAGCGACGTGATGCTCTTGCTGCGACGCGCTGTGTGTTAATTTCCAGGTAGTCCCCGATGTCTGCCTTGTAAAACGTCCTGATCCCCCCGGCATCTGTATCGTAGCCGGTGATTTTCTGCCCGAAACATCCCTGTGACGTGCTCCAGTTTTTCAGGTTTCTTACCTGGCCGTCCTTCCAGATAAACTTCACGCCTTTTTGTATGCGCATGATGCGGCGTTTTCGTTTCTCCCATGGCTGGCCTTCCGGGGATACCTGGCTTCTGATGCGTTTTGTCTGTAGCTGTCGGACGACCTTACCCACGCTCATTGCCGTGCGCTGAATTCCGGCTGCCGACAGGCCGGAAAGAATATCCTGAAAGATGACATCCAGTTCGCGGTCCGCTCTCATGTGCTGGTCTCCGTTCCGGTTCGCCACGTCATGTCTTCAAACACTACGCGCCATGCTTCCAGTGCCCGGCTTATCGGGGGCTCACCGATGTGCTCTGCCGTCACCGTGCCGTCGTCATTACGGCGCACAATCACGCGCTCCCATACCGGGATTTCCAGCAGGATATCGGCACTGTCGTCATCGTTGATGGCCGTCGAAAATTTGATGCTTTTGTTCTTCTCCGGATTGAGAAGAAGATCCGGCTGATTCCTGTACAGCCACGCCATGACCGGCAGCATGATGTTGTCGATACTTTCTGTGAAGTCCATGACGAACAACACCAGGTTGTAGCGGTACAGGAATGAGGGGGATTCACCGGTGGTTTCAATGCCACCCGATTCAATGAATACCGTGAATTTTTCCGGGCTGGCCTTACACCACCGGCAGTTGCTGGTCAGAGCTTCGCGTAATGAATTCAGTTTCAGCATAAAACACCGTAGAACGTGTTGCGTGTGGCAATTAAAAATCTCAAAATTAAATGGCTTTTAATTCGGGTTCTTTCTTGCTCACCTTTCCCCTCTTGCACCCTCCGTATACCGGAGGGTTTTTTGTTTCTTTTGCTGTGGACAGTGGTGCCGTTCTGATGCGCTGTGCCTGTTGTTATGGCAATACCCCGTTGACCGCTCCGCCAGCTGATTTCCTGGCGGCTGCTTCATCTATCTTTTTGTTCCAGAAATTGCGGACGGCTTTATATCCCCCTGAGATCAGATACAGAAGGGATACGGCGGTACTGAAATACAACATTATCTGATGAATAAATCCCATGGCTTGCTCCTTTTATTTTCCCGGTTGTCAGCGAGCTTCCCCGCCGGATGGCTGGGAAGCATTGTTATGCCGGTGGCTGATTTACGACAACGCTCAGGCTGTCAATCAGTACGGTATAGGTCGGCCGATACGTGATATCGGTCACGCGTAACGTGTCGTTGGTAACATCGGCTTTTGATGTGGAAAGCATGAACGGTTTTCCGTCCACGCCATCCAGAACCGGTGTTACCTGGGTGCTGTTGTTTCCCGCAAAACGAAACGCTATGGTGTGCCAGTTGTTATTGAACTGACCAAAGGTTCCCAGTTGTTCGTTTGGCGTTTTGTGATACATCAGATTCAGGTTTGCGCTGTCTGTCTGAAGAAAGAATGAGAGCAATAAATTATTTGGATCTGCCCCCAGTAATTTCACATCCTGCGGTAATGCTGATGTTTTCCAGTACATCGCCATTGCGTACTGGTCTTTTTTCAGCTCACCCTCGATTTTGAATCGGCAACTTACAGTCCCGCCATTTTTCAGAAGGTCAGCACCATTACCGGCCTTATGCTCCAGATACCAGGTATTGCCTTCCTGTTTGGTCAGTTTCAGGGCTTTTTTCCCTGTTGCTTCCTCATCACCGATCAGCATGTCTTTCAGTTGTTTTGGTGTGTTGGCCCCGTTTTTGCCTTCGCTCAGCGTCCAGCCCTGGCTTTCCAGTTCAGGAGATGATGCCAGCAGACTCATGAGCGTGACCGGCCCCGGTCTGACTGCCGGTTGTTCTGCTTCCGGTGAAGATGGCTTACTGATGCCGCCCGGTGCATCCTGTGATGGTTTTGCCACGCGTTCCGGCTCTGTACCCGCAATAAATGGCAGCGTGCGGCCGACGTTAAGCAGGATTGCTGACGCCATGCGATCGGCAATAATGCCCCGGCGGGCCCATGAGCTGAAGTGCGTTCCACGCAGATGGCTTACCCAGTTTCCGCTACTGCGGGATGCGGCACCGTAATAACCCGCTTCCGCAATATCCGGATCTTCTGTCGGCTCGTTTGTTGGGGTGTTTTTCCCGTACTCATCCGTAACAAAAGGCACAAAAACAATATTCTTCTCAGTGCTGTTTTTGTATCCGCCATACACGGTTGCGTACTGTGCTTCGTAGGTTTTTTTCCAGTGGTAGGTGGTATCTCCACAAATCCACGGCACGCTTTCAGGGTTGCCCTGGTTGCACTGCTTCGCAACATCGGCCAGGTCAGCCCGGAACTGCTTCACCATGGCTGTGAAAAGATCTTTATGCTGTGCGGCGTTTTGTTCTTTCTCAAGATCTGCCTCGCCCTGTGTCCAGCAGACGGCCAGCAGGACGTTTTTCGGATTTTTCGCCAGCGCTGCTTTTGTGCGGCTGATTAAATCCTTGTACAGCGGCGTGTTCGTTCCCCAGCGGCAGGATTTTTCAGTTGCGCCGCCGATCTCGCTGAATTGCCCCGCATCACCGGTTGTAAAGCCGGAACCGCCACGGCTGCATGGGACCAGAAGGATCCCCGCATTTGCCGGGATAAATGGCAGCAGGCGCTTCGCAATGTGCAATCCCTGACTCACACAGCCATACTGACCTTTGTTCAGGTCGGCTTTCGGGTGGTTGTACTGGCTCATATCCTGCACGTCATGCAGGCAGTGATCCGCCAGAATGATGTCGTTATAGGCACAAGCTTTTCCGCCCGGGGTTACGGTGCTGCGGCGTGCCAGCTGGCGAATGCGCGAATCGGGTTTATCGTAACTTTCCGGGAGAGGTAACCCCTCACCGTATGCCATAGAGTTGGACTGACCAGCGCTCACCACAACGTAATACCACTCCGGTTCGCTGTCGGATGTCGGGGTGATAATGGTGCCTCCCTGGTCATCACTGCCTGAAACCATAGCCTGCATGAGATACCAGGGGACTCCCGGCTCTGATGCAATACCGGCATTACCGAGAAGTTCCCAGCCTTCCTGTAATCGCTTGTTAACTTTTTCAGCGAATTCTGCGCGGTTGGTGGCAGTAATCAGTTCAAAGTGTTTTTTGCTCATCGTTTACTCCTGATGGGGCGCATCTTGCGCCCGTTCTGCTCTTTGTTTATCCAGCCAGGCGATCGCAGCCTTGTCTGCGTTGCATGTGTCGAGTGCTTCCAGTAGCCGATCGCTCCATTCAGTCACCCTGTACCATGTCACGGGTATTTCCAGTGCCGGAACCGGGGTCTGCCTTGTCAGAACTGTCGGCACCGGCTCGTAAACGAGTCTGGTTTTCAACGTGTGCGGCGTGTTGCTGCAACCGCTCAGTAACAGCAGCGGGAGGATAAGCGCTGGCACACGTGTCGCCCTGCACGGCTTTTTGCATTTCTTCACGTCGTTGCTCTCCTTCTGTGATCCGTTGCTGGTCCAGAATGCGGATCACGTTTATCACCCTGGAAAAGTCTGTGTATGCATGGCGAACTTCCTGCATGGCGGCGCGGTTGTCCTCTATGATGTCCATCATCTGTTCCCGTCCGAGACTTTCCTTCCCTTTGCGGTATGCTTCCCAGCCTGTCAGGCCACAAAGCAACAGGGTGGCAAGAAACCAGAGCAACACGGCAGGTGTTTTCATTGCTTCACTCCGTTCATACACCAGTTCCTGAAGTCATTGCGCCGGTTAAACAGCCCCTGTGAATAGCGTCCGCCGCTGTTCACAAAATCCGTCAGCCTGCCGCACATTGCGCTCCAGTTCTTTCCCTGAGCGAACTTCCAGATGGTTGTTCTGTGCATCCTCCCGTCACGCCCCTTAAACCACATCAGGCCTTTGCACCCCAGATTAAAGGCAGCATCCGTCATTGCCTCAAAGTGGCGCTGTGGCATGTCGCGGCCATTGAAATTCTGATTGATGCAGTTCTCCGCCCGTCGTAAATCGTTCACCCATCGACCGGCAACTTCCTGTTTGGTATGGTGGCGGTCGGGGACGTTTCCCGTTGAGCCACAACCCACTGTTTTCACGCCAGCGATATCCCTGTACGGGAATGCCCGACACTCTTCCCAGGTGGCAATTTTTTCCTGTGCCTCCTGTGAGGTTCTCAGCTCCCCGGGGGCCAGCGAAAAACCCAGCGCCACGATGGCGGCAACGGCATAGCGTTTAATCTGTCCTGGCATGTGATTCCCCGTCTGCATTCAGGGCTTCCAGAGCGCGCTTCTCGCTGCCTTTTAGTGGTCGGTGCTGCATCTGGTCGGCAATGCGTGCAATAAGCTCATTGCGCCGCTCCTGTGCCTGCTCCATACGTGTTCTGTGCATCCATCCGCGCAGCAGTGAAAGCGCCCCCAGAATCAGTCCTGCCAGCGCCATCTTCTCGCTCAGCGTCATAACCCCTATACCGGTGACCATGACGGATGTGAAAAACGTAATGTGGTCGTAAATTCTCTGAAACATAATCAATCCCACAACTGAACGGTTTCGCGCTGTTTTTCCTGTGTGATTTCCGGTAATTCAACTTCCTGCCCGGCAGTGAGGAATACCGTGTTACTCAGCCCCGGATTGGCAGCCAGAACGCGCTCTGTCACGCCCTTTGTCATGCCGTAATGACGCTGGCAGAGTAAGTCAACGGTGTCGCCGTCATGCGCGGTTACCTTCATTAAATCAGCTCCGCATAAATCCGTCTGACGCCGCGAATATCGGATATTGCCCAGCGTGCATCGCGCCACATATCTTCAATCTGCATGTCCAGCGCATCGGCCCGGCGATCACCTTTGTCGGTGGTGTCCACATCCCGCGAACGCTCAAGAACGCCCGCGCGGGTCAGTGCATACACCGCGCGTCGATACCGGTGCACGTTCACGCTCTCACCGTTGATGTGTGCTGCCGGAACGTCCGCCAGTGTCGACCGTCCCGCCGCCTCCTGTTTCTGTTTCCAGGCGTCAAGCTCTGCCGTTACATGTGCCACAGCTTCGGTGGCCGAATGCAGCAGACGTGAGGTGGTGGTGCGCCCGGGAATGCGCATGGCAAGGCGCAGCTCTTTCAGCACGATATCCGGCCAGAACGCGTCTGTACTGATGCGCGCTTCTCCGTCGTCGGTGTCTGTCGTGTCATCCGTGGCGTCGTTCACACGGGGTCTGGCTACCATGCTCATGATGTCTTCTCCTGTAGATCAGGCGGTGGGCGACCGGTGAAAATGACCGGGAGTCAGCGATCAGATCACCGGTCGCGCCGCCTGCCGACGAGGTCGGGTCCGGTGTTATCAGGTCGCCTTGCGCGCCGGTTTTGCGGCGGTTTTTTTCGTGGCTTTTCTGGCCGTCGCTTTTGTAGTCGGCTTTTTGCGCCCTGATGTTGCTTTCGATTTACTTTTCTCTTCTGCCGGTTTTTCCGGTTCCGGCTGAACCTTTGATACCTTTCTGGCCAGCGTGGCGATTTCACGCTTCACGCCCGCTGCCGGATTGATGCGCATGGCTTCACGCAGCAGACCAAGTGACACAGTCATGTCTTCCGTACTGCCTGATGCGCGCCGTGAAAATGCCCGCGCCTTATGTAGTTTTGCACGAACCTGATCCGGCATGTCCTGGTCGTGAACCAGTGCATCCAGCTCGTCCAGCATACGGATATAGCCGGATAAGTCGGTTTCGCTGTTGGTGGCGGCTTCTGTCAGCACAACTTCGGCAATTTCTTCGGTGAGCACGGTCGCCGAATCGCGCCCGAAGTTGTCCGGCAGTGCCAGCCGGTGACGAATGACGTACTCACCGATACGCAGTGCCAGCGGATAATCCCGGCAGTCAATTGCCCACACCATCATGGTGGTAATGACTTCGTCCTGGCGTCCGCTGTCGCCTGCCAGCGTGCCGTCTATCCAGCCTTCAAAATTCGGTATCAGGTGCTTCTTCAGCTCCGCTTTCGCGATGTTCGACTGCACGCCCTTCAGCTGCAACTGGGCGAGGCGTAACTGGTGAAGAACCTGTTCATGTGCCGTTCGTGTTCGCTGCTCTTCGCGACTGAATGGATCAGCCCGATGATGCGCCATCACGCGCTGAAGGTATCGTTGTGCCGGTGTCAGCATGTATTCGACTCCTGATTAACCGGCGGGCACATGTGCCCGCCATAATGCGTTACGCCTGTGCTTCTGCCTCTTTCTTGTCTTCCGGATCTTCACCGGCGAAAGAAATGCCCTCAATCAGTGCGCACTTGCCGTAGTCTTCCACCACGTAGCAGTCGTTCATGGACTGGTAGGTGGCGATACGGTTGTACTCCGGCTCTTCACGGATGAAGCGACGCAGTGACCCTTTCTGGAAGTAGACCGAAAGGTTGCTGAACGACGTGATCAGCATGGCATCGTCCGGGAAGTACGGCGCAAAGAAGGTTGGCAGCGCGCCAATGGTGCGGGAGGCTGTAATCAGCTGTCCGGCGACCAGCTCCGTGTTCGGGTTGGTGGTGCTGATGGCGTTAATCATAGGCAGACGCAGCGTGTTGAACAGGTTGCGGCCCATGACAACAACCAGATCCGGGGCGTCCTTGTGCCACTCATCCAGTATGGAAGAGCGAATGTCGTTAACCATCGCGTCAGCGTTGCCGTAGTCGCCTTTTGCAACCAGTTTGTTTTCATGATCGCGACGGGTCAGCGTCATTGCCTTCACGACACGCGTCGTGGCGTGTTCACGGATGTGTTTCAGCCACCCGGTGTTAACGTCCTGAAGTTTCGGGTTGGCAGAACGATCGGAGATGATGGCGTGCGACTCACCGTTAAAGCCAATCATGATACGGTCCAGTGCAATCTGTCGGGTGATTTGTGCACTCAGCAGTTGCTGGAAGTTTTTCTGGCTGCTCCACGCGTCAATCTGTGCGTAGCTGATGAAGGTGTCGTAGTTCACCTGTTCGCAGCGATAACGACGTGATGCCAGATCAGAGACGTCAGCGGGATTGCGTCGCTTCACGCCGTCACTGGTTGAGTTGGTGCTGGCGATGGGGCCGCTGGTATTCACCAGGACTTTTTCACCCTCCTGATCGTCAACGCCGATGCTGTTGATTCTTTTCAGCAGCTCGTCGCTCTCTTTGATGGCGTTTTCCATCTTCTGATGAACAGCCGGATCAACGCTGAAGGTTTTCCCCAGTCGTTCTACGGTGGTTTCGGCCAGTTCAGCCTGGCGTGCAAGATAGGCCTCAAGATTGCTGCGGCCTTCGCGAGAAAGCGTTAAGCGGTTTCCCATGATTTTGTTCCTCTGTTAAAAATCAGCCAGGGCGTGGCTGTTGCCACCGGTTGAAGCAAAGCGCTGTTCCTTGTCCGCATCTTCGGTTTTCAGCTGCGCCTTCAGTTCAGTCAGTTCGCGGGTCAGGGTTTCCAGTGATGCCTTATCACTGCGCTGTTGCTCTTCCATCGCATGGAAGCGATCCAGAAGGCCGGCTTGTTCCGTGGCAATGCTCTCGACGGCTTCGCGCACGTGAGCGAACTGCTCGCTGTCCGTGTCACGGGTTTTGCTGATGAGCGCCATGACGCGCGAAAACCATTTCTGGCTTTCTTCGGTGCTGTCCTGTACGGAGGCCGCGAGTTCCGCTTCCATACATTCGGTGAACATGACTGGCTCACCGCTGCGGCTGTTGAACTGCATGATGCTGGCGCGCTGCTGGGCGGCAAACTTCAGTCGTTCAGTGCCGAGACTTGCCGGGGTATCGGTCATTGCCAGGCCAATTACGTAAGGGCCGCCAACGGCATCAATGTTGGGTTCAAGCTCAATGCTTGAGTAGATTTTCTTGCCATCATTCAGCATCTGCGTCATGCGGTCGGTGGGCTCAATTTCGGCATACAGTGCGGTGCGGCCGGCCAGTTTGCCTTCCCTGATTTCTTCGGTGGACAGTGAAATCACATCGCCCACGGCACTGAATTCACTGGATGGCATACGTGAAAGCATGTGCTCCACGTTCACCCGTGACCCCCACACTTCCGGGTCGTAATTCTCAGCGGCCTGACGCAACATCAGCCCCGAAATCTCACGCCCGTCGATGGTGGTGCCCGAGACGGCGACGCGGAATTTTTTCCGTACTGGCGCGTTTTTACTTGCCATGTAAATCCCCTTTCTGTGGGTTGCTTTTCTTCATGATGATAAGGGGATGGCTGCGCCTCAAGGCGGCGATGTTGTAAGAGCGTGGCGACAATGGCACCGGATACCTGGATGAATGCGCGGGCGTTTACTCTTGAGATCAAACAGCAAGGGGGCGTCAATGATTCAGGATGCATTTGTCCGCATAAGGGCAAGACAACTTTACTGGCAAGGGTACACACCTGCGGAAATCTCGCAACTGATGGGGATCAGCCAGAACACGATTTACTCATGGAAAAAACGCGATGAGTGGGATGCCACACCTCCGATCCAGCGGGTCACCCAGTCCATTGATGCGCGCCTGATCCAGCTCACCACAAAAACAGAGAAAAGCGGCAGCGATTTTAAGGAAATTGACCTTCTCACGCGCCAGCTGAAAAAACTGAATGACGGTCAGGGAGAACAGGCCGTTTCCGGTAAAAAGCCCCGTAAACGCAGACTGAAAAATCACTTCACCGAAGAACAGATTGTCGCGCTTCGTGAAAAAATCCTCCCGACGCTGGCGTGGCATCAACGTGAATGGTACGAAAACCGTCACCACCGCAACCGTATGATCCTGAAGTCGCGTCAGATTGGTGCGACCTGGTATTTTGCGCGCGAGGCGCTCCTTGATGCACTGCGTGATGACGTCTCCGCCGGGTATCAGCGCAACCAGATATTTTTGTCCGCCTCCCGTCGTCAGGCGTATCAGTTCAAGCATTTTATTCAGCAGGCGGCGCTGGAAGTGGATGTTGAGCTGAAAGGGGGCGACAAGATCGTGCTGTCCAACGGCGCGGAGCTGCACTTCCTCGGTACGTCAGCTGCCACCGCGCAGTCCTATACCGGTCATCTTAAATTCGACGAATTTTTCTGGGTCAGTAACTTTGTGAACCTCAGGAAGGTTGCCGGGGCAATGGCGACCCTGGAAGGGCTTACGCGCACTTACTTCTCGACGCCGTCGGGGGAAATGCATGAGGCGTATCAGTTCTGGACAGGGGACCGCTGGAACAGCGAGCGGCCGCGCTCAAAACGCAATGAGTTTGATGTTTCACATGCTCACCTGAAGAGGGGCGTGCTCTTTCCCGACAAAACGTGGCGGCAGATTGTCACCATTGAGGATGCTGTCGCTAACGGATGGCAGTTCACCAGTATTGATGATATTCGCGGCGAAAATACAGAAAGTGAATTTCGCAATCTGTACATGTGCGAATTTGTCCGTGATGGTGAGGCAGCCTTCAGTCTGAATACGCTCGTCGGGTGCGGTGTTGATGGCTATGACGAATGGCCGGACTGGAAGCCTTTTGCTGTCCGCCCTATGGGGGTGAGGGAAGTCTGGCTCGGGTATGACGCCAACGGCAGCAGCGGGAAGGGGGACTGCGGGGCGCTGTCGGTGTGCGTGCCACCCCTTGTTGCCGGTGGGCGTTTTCGTACGGTGGAAACCGTCAGGGTTCAGGGCATGGAGTTTGAACAGCAGGCGGCCCTGATTGAGGAGTACACCCAAAAATACAATGTGAAGCATATCGGGATTGATGTCACCGGCGGGAACGGGGAAGGGGTTTATCAGATAGTGAAAAAATTCTTCCCCCTGGCTGTTCCGTATAACTTTAATATCGCTTCAAAGCGGGCGCTGGTCATGAAGATGCTTCAGGTGGTCCGTGCCGGACGCTGGGAGTATGACCGCAGCGAGCGCGACCTGGTACAGGCCTTTGCATCGGTGCGAAAAATACAGACGCCCGGCGGCTATATCACCTATGACACTGACCGCTCACGCGGTGTCAGTCATGGTGATCTCGCCTGGGCAACCATGCTTGCTGTTATCAATGAGCCAATCGGCGCAGAGCGTGAGGATAATCGTGGCTTTGCAATGGAGTTCTGAACACAATGAGTAAACGTAAAAAATACACCGGAAAGCGCGGCACGGGCTCACTGGCTGATGCACTGAAATCAGCGCCGTCACTCAGTGCTTTCACGTTTGACGGTCCTTATGAAGCAAGCCGTCTTGATCTGCTTGATAACATGTCGTGCGCCGATAATGGCCGCTACTATGACACCCCCATGGACTGGAATGCCATTGCTCGCGCCTCGCGTCGTGCATCATGGCACCAGTCGGCCCTGTATTTTAAGCGTAATGCCCTGAACGGCTGCTTTGTTCCTCATCCGCTACTGTCCCGCCAGGCGTTTTCCGCGTTTGCGCTGGACTGGTTCGTGTTCGGTAATGCCTATCTTGAAGTCCGCCGCAACAAGTTCGGTGAACCCATTGCGCTTCGTCCTGCGCTGGCGAAATACACGCGGCGGGGCAGTGATCTCGATACGTACTGGTACCTCAATGATGATGGTTCTGAATTTGCTTTCCGTAAGGGGGCTGTGTGCCACGTTCTGAACCCCGATATCAACCAGGAAATCTACGGGATGCCGGAGTATATCGGTGGGTTGCTGTCGGTGAGTCTGTCGAACTCGGCGGATACGTTCCGCAAGCTCTACTATGACAACGGTTCACATGCCGGGTGCATTGTCTATGTTGGTGCCGCCCAGGCAAACGCTGAAAGCGTGGAAGCCATCAAGAAAACACTCACGGAATCCCGTGGCAAGGGGGCGTTCCGCAATATCCTTCTGCACGCGCCAGGTGGCGGCAAGGATGGTGTGCAAATACTACCGTTCCAGCAAATCACCGCGAAGGACGAATTCCTTAACATCAAGGGGAGTGCCCGCGACGATATCCTTGCGGCTCACCGTGTACCGCCTCAGCTGATGGGGGCAATGCCTGACGGGAACGCGGCGTTCGGTGACGTTGAGAAGGCGGCGAGGGTATTTTTCATCAACGAGTTGCAACCGGTCATGGAAGCGATGAAGCATGTCAATGAATGGCTTGGGGTTGAAGTGATGCGCTTTAATCCCTATTCGCTGCTTCAGGATGGCGCCAGCTGACGCGCTTCGCTTGTCGGCTGCTTCGCCGGGGCATAAAAAATTTATGCCCCGACTCTCCAGCTCTGTCAACGCAATACACCTTTCGCTTCTCAACTCATCAATAACATTTAACATTATGTTTTGCTGTGGTTTTTCTCTTTTTCGCGTCATGCCTGCGGTGTGATGTTTCCGCATTTAATCCCGACCCCGTAAAACTCAACCAGACGCATTCTGGCGGCCTGTTTTTCTGACTCTGTTTCGGTGTGGTTTTTTCAGAACCGGCTTCACTGCGTGCGTATCACGCGCAATACGACCCCAAATAAAGCAACCTGCCTTCCACCCCTCAATTCGGGCGCCCTTCCCTCGTCGCCTGCGCGCTGCAATTGCCTCGTTTTTCGTGCACCGTGCAAACCGGCCTCAGCCAGCGCCGTTACCGGGCGGAATGGGGAAAAAGTACATTAGAAAAATTGTGCAATTTCGTGCGCTTTTGTGCAGTTTTGATCTTGCGATTTTTTGTGGCAGGTGGTGATGATATTCATCTGTCTGAATCAGTGGGAGACTGCCGGGTGAGAACTGTGAAAAATTACTCATATCCTTATTTAACTTTTGTCACGCTTTCTGTTTTGGGGGGGATTTTTCTTTTTATTTGGTGGCGAAACGATGTTTACAGAATTACCTACCTTTATTCGTTCACGACAAACTGCCTTGTTTCAGTGTCTGTGGTGCTTTCGGTTTTTGCCTCACTGTGCCTGTTGAAAAAGAACCTGGTTGATCGGTCTAAATTTACCGGGGTTACATCGTATCTTAAGTTTTTTTCGGGTATGTGCCTTCTTACCTGGATGATTCTGTTTACCCTCCTGGTTACGCTGATATATTTTCTTCCGGGTGAAGATTCATTCTATTCCGCTCCCTATGAGTACAGTCGCGGTAGCTCAAAAAGTTGTTCAGGGGCATTTGTTGATGATCCTGATTTGCAAAAAACAATCTTTATTTGCTACCCATACGGTGACTATCAGGATGGTAATGTGATTTATGTGAAGAAGCGTGTGAATGCGCTGGGTGCGGTGGTCACCTATGCATACGCGACAAGCGGCCGATTTCGGTTTGACTGAAAAAAGAAATCCTGTGTTACCCTCGCTGCTGAGGGTAACATGCGTGAAGTCATCGCCCGGTTCTTGAGCTGATAATGCTTTGCGTCAGCAGCTGCCAGCCCTCTTTCTGTTGCCCGTACTTGTCCTGATACCTGTTTACCTGCAAGTTTCCGTGCACCAGAATCAGATCGCCTTTTCTGTGTTTTGCCAGTTCTTCGTGCTGCTTCCCGAATGAAATAAGGTAAAGCCACATTGTGGTTGGCTGTTCTGCGCCATGGCAGGGTAGTGATACCGCCAGTTGTGCCGTTGTGACGTTTGAGGTAGCCTGAGTTTAACGGACACTCCTTCCTGAAATAGAATGGCATCAGAAGGAGCTAATAATGAGCAGAAAAACCCAACGTTACTCTAAAGAGTTCAAAGCCGAAGCTGTCAGAACGGTTCTTGAAAATCAACTTTCGATCAGTGAAGGCGCTTCCCGATTATCTCTTCCTGAAGGCACTTTAGGACAATGGGTTACCGCCGCCAGAAAAGGGCTCGGTACTCCTGGTTCCCGCACGGTGGCTGAACTGGAATCTGAAATTCTGCAACTGCGTAAGGCGTTAAATGAAGCTCGCCTTGAGCGAGATATATTAAAAAAAGCAACAGCGTATTTTGCACAGGAGTCGCTGAAAAATACGCGTTAATCGAACAATGGCGACAACAATTTCCCATTGAAGCGATGTGTCAGGTATTTGGTGTATCCAGGAGCGGTTATTACAACTGGGTACAGCATGAACCCTCAGACATAAAACAAAGTGATGAGCGGCTAAAACTGGAGATTAAGGTGGCACATATCCGCACTCGCGAAACATATGGAACCCGGCGGCTCCAGACGGAGCTGGCAGAGAATGGCATCATCGTTGGTCGTGACCGACTGGCACGTCTTCGTAAGGAGCTAAGGCTACGCTGTAAGCAGAAACGCAAGTTCAGAGCGACTACGAACTCGAACCACAATCTGCCAGTTGCGCCAAATCTGCTGAACCAGACGTTCGCTCCTACAGCACCAAATCAGGTCTGGGTGGCGGACCTGACGTATGTTGCCACACAGGAGGGATGGTTGTACCTCGCTGGCATCAAAGATGTTTATACGTGCGAAATTGTCGGCTACGCCATGGGAGAGCGCATGACAAAAGAGCTGACAGGTAAAGCCCTGTTTATGGCGCTCAGGAGCCAGCGCCCACCTGCCGGGCTAATCCACCACTCTGATCGAGGTTCACAGTACTGCGCATACGATTACCGGGTCATACAGGAGCAGTTTGGTCTGAAAACATCAATGTCGCGTAAAGGTAACTGTTACGACAACGCTCCGATGGAAAGCTTCTGGGGAACGCTGAAAAATGAGAGCCTGAGCCACTATCGTTTTAATAACCGGGATGAAGCCATCTCAGTAATACGGGAATACATTGAGATTTTCTACAATCGTCAGCGTCGTCACTCTCGTCTGGGGAATATCTCCCCGGCAGCCTTCAGGGAAAAATATCATCAGATGGCTGCTTAAAAAAAGAACAAATGGTAGTGTCCGCTATTGCCAGTACACCTCAGTTGGTTCCTTTGGTTGTTCTCCTTGTGTTCGGGTCTGCTGCCAGTCGTCCCTCTGTTGCAACCTGTGTTGGCATATTTGTCTCCCGTGTTGGTTTTATTGTTGGGGTTAGATGACTGGCAGCTCTTCGCCAGCGCCGTAGATAAACAGAATTCTCTTCATGATTTCGCTGCGCTTGCAGGCTTCAATTACGGACGGCTCTTGTTGCCATTCTGCCCGTTGCGCCAGCTCCAGTCGTTCCTTTTCCGTTGGCTTCCGGTAATGCGTTATCTTGTCCGTGTACCCGTCCACAACCAGCAGCCCTTCGCGTACCATCTTTCCGGCGGCCTGATTAATGATGGTCCTTTTCACGCCCAGTTTTTCAACCAGCTCTGGTGCGCTGAAGCGTGCGTGCGTTTCCAGGTAGCGTAAAATGATTACCTTTCCGGTCATTCTGGGTGTCTTCATTTGGCGGCTCCTTCGTTGTTCCGGCGTTCGCGGAGTTCGGTCAGTGCTGTCAGTAAATTTTCCCACCATGTTTCTTCCACAACCGGATTTCGTCGTGAAAGCAGCTGCTGCGCCGACTCAATCATTTTCGTAAGCTCTTTGTCGCTGATCCTCCTGATGTCGTTCATGGTGTGCTCCTTCGGTTTGCTGTTTCTGGTCATGTTCATGGTCTTTTGTTACCTGCGTGATTGCCTGCTGGCGGCCGAATGCACATAGCGGACAATTGCCGCTTTTCGGTTAACGACGGCCAGCGTTCTTGCCAGTTCTTCGTTGAGTTTTCTGGTCTGTTTTTCGTGGTATGCCTGCATGATTTTTCCTACGGGAGTCAGTGGTTCAGGCTCTGATATGGCGCGACGAGGGCGCACGGCAACGATGAATGCGCTTCTGTCGGTGTTGATTCTTGCAGTCAGGATGTCGGTCATGACGGTATCTGTGCTGCGATCGGGGTTTGCGATCGTGATCTCCAGTTCGTCGCCTGGCTGTGGTCGAACACTGACGCCGCTCAGCGTCAGTGCGGGAATGCGTCCACTCATGATGGCGCTGAAATCATGGCGCTGGAGTACACAATGGAATCGTGTCATGGGTTCACCTCCGGTTGATCTGCTGCCACCAGGCTTCGTGATTTCTCATCCCAGTGCACAATCCGCCCGTCAGGCAGGCGAACGCGTGCACCTCTGTGTACGGAAAGTGCTGCGCCACTGTGTAGCTCCTCGCCCGTCGCGCTCAGTGCCGACTTGATTACGGTGGTGGTGACGTCAGTCAGCGGCAATGCTGTACGCACATGTATGACGTCATCGGGCGTGGTGGGGCCGCCGGTTTTCACGGTTTTTGTGTCAGATGGCGCATCTTTCAGCTGCCTGGTGAGTTGTTTTCGCTCTGTGGGGGTCAGTGACCTTAACCACTCACCCAAATCACCTCCCGGGACGACCAGTTTTTGTTCTTTCCTGGTTTCCGGTGGTGGGGTTTTACCCTCTCCGGTGTCTGTTTTTTCATCATGGGGACAGTTATTGCCACGAGTCCAAGGTGCGGCGAAGCCGCCCCCAACGTCAAAATCCTCGTCCGTGCTGTTGTCGGCTTTCGCTTCTTTTCTGACCAGTTTCCACTCGTCCGGATGGGTGCAGATGGTGTAGCGCTCGCCGAGCGACGGGGCACAAATTCCGTAGATGCGCTGCGGGAATTCGCCGTAGTCGTTGGCCTCATCTGCGGTTTCGTATGCGGTGCGGATCAGGTACAGGTTGCGTGGAATGAGCACGCCGCCCTGACGGTTGATGTAGGTGGCAAAACACCCCACGTCAGCGGCGGCCAGAATGGCGTCAATGTCGTCATGGTCCAGGCGCTTCGGTGATGCGGGGTTACGCTCCATTTGTCCGGCAAGGCGGCGGAGTTCACGCCATACCTGGCGGGGCGGGATACCGAAGAACTGGAACTGCCGGATGCGGTGGAGACTCGCCCAGGCAATGGCGTTTTCCACGGTTTCCGCCATGGTTTTTCCCGATTCTTTATCGGCGTAAAGTTTGCCGGTTTTCGGGTCATTGTCGTGAAAGGTGCTGGCGTCCAGGTTCTTGCCAATATAGGTTGCGATGTAGCTTGCCGGTGTGCCTTTTGCCGGGTCGATTTTTTCGCACTTGAAGCGCGGAGAAATATCATTCCCCAGTTCTGCGCGATCTGATTTGATTGCTGCGTCACGCATGATTTCAATGATGCGTTCTTCATTGTCCGGGGCGGTGAATACCAGCATGTGCCAGTGCGGTGTGCCGTCATGGTGTGGCTCAACGGTGCGCACCCCGTACCAGCTCAGGCCTTCTTTGTTGAGTTTTTTTCTTGCAGCTGCAAAGACGTCGTAAACCAGATAATCACTGGCATCGCGCACGGTGGCACCGTTGTATTTCGGGTTCAGGCTGCCGTCCTCGTTTACGCTGTGAAAGCGGGAAGGGCAGGTCACTGTCACGAAGAACGCGGAGTCACCACGCGATTCGGCGACCTGTTCCATCCCTCTGACGCAGGCCATCATCTCGTTGCGGCGGTTGCGCGGATTCCCCAGCCCTGACCAGTACACGTCCTCCAGACTCAGGCGTTCACCGTCTTCGTTTTCAATGTCCCAGCTTTTGAGAAAATCACGGGTGCGCTGGCGTTTCTCCCGGAATTCCTGGAGTGACTCATGGCTGATGTAGGGGGATGCCTTGCGCGATACTCTTCCGGCGGCACGCAGTAATTCCTCCCGCCAGAGATCAGCGAGGTGGCGCAGCTGGTTGTTCCACCAGGTAGCGCAGGTGATACGCATTACCGCGCCCGGTACCAGTTCAGGGTCTGGTGCCGTGCGGCGGTCACGTCTGATCTCGAGTGACGGCCAGTATGGTGGGTTCACGCCCAGTTTTATTGCCATGCGCGCCAGCTGCTGGTAAGTCAGCAACCAGGTAAACAGGTTATCGTCGCCTTTTCCTGTCCGCTCAGTAACTTCATCACATATGCGTTCCAGTTCGGTGGAAAATGCCGCCGCCGTTAGTGTGGCAAGGCGCTGAATTTGATCACGGTTGAGTTGTGGCAGCATGAGTAATTCATCAAGGCGATGGCGTGCTGCGGTGGCTTTGAATGCCGTCGTGGCGAAGCATTCATTCACCTGTTCGATGCGTTTCAGGCGTGTGCGCAGTCCACGGCGAACAAAGTTATCAGCCACGTGTGTATTGTTGTTTTTCACGCCTTCATGGCGGGCGCTTTGCTGTTTGCGGTTTAAACGCGCCAGATCACGAATGAGCGCGTTGCCAAGAAACGAGGGCAGGGCGCGAAGTTCTGCCATGGCTTCCGATACCACCGTGGGCGGATTCTCGCGTTTGTGCCGCGCCAGTTTTTCCAGTCTGATCCGACGCTCTTCGTTGTGGTGAAGGTGCGAATTAATTCGCTTCCCTTCGTCTGTGGTTGTCAGAAAGGCGACGGTTTCTTCATCCAGTCTGGCATCAATGCGAATGTCCTCGTTGATGTAGCTCTGAATGGCCTGGCGTAATGCGGTTGGCTGTGCTCTGCCGAACGTTTCAGGATCGATAACCGGTAGCGGGGCGTTCCACGGGTACGCCAGTTGTGCGTTATGGTCGCTCATGCGTCGCACTCCCCGGCAGTTGCCACCTGAAACGCCGCGCGGTACAGCACGAGAAGGCGCTGGTATTCGCCGATAAAACCTTCTGCGGTGTATATACCTTTCACGGCCACGCTGTGGGTTGTCATTTCCAGAATCAGCGCCATCTCTGATGACGACCAGCTGATGGCGGTACTGTCGGTGCCGTTGATGTGAAATAAACCCAGTCCATCACCATCACCTTTCACGTCCACGCGGTAACGACCGTCCACGGTGAAGGAGAAATCCCCGTATGTGGTGACGCTGCGGGCAGCCTGTTTACAGGC